CAGAATCTAAGCTCAAGAATCCTAAGCGGTCTACTCTCAAGCCTGAGCCTTGGGAAGAGGTTGCAGATAACAAGTACAAAGTTAAGTTCAGTTGGAATGAAGAAACCAAGCCGCCTGTGGTTGACACTGAAGGAACGCCTGTTACTGACCCCAGTACGCCGCTTTATAGTGGCTCTACGGTCAAGCTTGCCTTCCGCCAAAAGCCATACATCCTCCGTGATGGTGTCACCTACGGTACAAGTCTCAAGCTTGTCGGAATCCAGGTGGTCTCAGTTGGCTCTGCTGCAGGTGTTGATGCAGGCGACCTCGGTGAAACTGAAGTGGCAGCTCTCTTTGGTCAAACAAAGGGTTACAAGATTTCTGAACCGAACGTAACCCCTGCTCCTGACGTTGAGGAAGAGGACTTCTGATGCCTAAATACCGTTCAGGTCTTGAAGAGAAGGTTGCTGATCTTCTCTCAAGCTTGAAGGTATCTTTTGAATACGAGTCAACCAAAGTTCCGTACGTTCTTCAATGCAACTACACGCCAGATTTCCTCCTACCAAATGGTGTCTTCTTAGAAACAAAGGGACATCTGACTGAGGAAGATCGAAGGAAGATGATCGCAGTGAAGAAAGCGAATCCCGACTTAGATATTCGATTTGTCTTTCAAGCTCCCTATAACAAGATCTACAGAGGATCTAAGACAACCTATGCGAAGTGGTGCGAAAAGCATGACTTCCAATACTGTTCCTTTCATTCCATCCCAATCGAATGGCTAACCTGACTTACGGCGCACCTGAGTTCTACGCTGAGCATTTCTCTGACTTTATGGCTGATGTAGATAATGCTCACCCCGAATACGGAAACGCAATTATTGAAGGCTTCTTACTCTGTATTGCTGACTGGCGCAAGTACCACCAAGATCAAGTAGATGAATACAACCGAGTTGAGCAGCGAGTTCGTGAGGCACTTACCGTGTGATACGTGTGGCAGTAGTGATGCAAACAGTCTCTATACTGACGGACATACCTACTGCTTTTCTTGTAACACTTACGGACACACCGAAGAAAATGTTGTTCGCACTCACAGTAAAATGTCACTCACCTTGCAAGGTGTAGCCACTAGATTACAAAAACGGAACATCTCTGAGAAAGTATGTCAACAGTATAAAATCTACCGTGATGGTAACCTACTGAGGTTTCACTATTATGATGAGTCAGGTATCCTGATTGGGTGTAAAACTAAAACCAAAGACAAGGACTTTCGCTATGAAGGACAACCACCTACCTGCCTCTTTGGACAGCATTTGTTTCCCTCCACTGGAAAACGAGTCGTCATCACTGAAGGGGAACTCGATGCAGCTTCATGTCAAGAAGCTATGCCGGGGTGGCAGATGGTATCTCTACCTAGCGGTGCCAGTTCGGCAAGAAAGTCGGTTCAACGGGCTATCCCCTGGCTCCAGGGTTATGAGGAGGTTGTCCTGTTCTTCGACAATGACGAGGCAGGCCGTAAGGCAGCGGAGGAAGCGGCAGGGGTCCTACCACCTGGCAAGACAAAGATCGCAAGACTTGAGAGCTACAAGGATGCGTCAGACGCTCTCCAGGCAAATGACTCTGAGGCGATTCGTCGCGCTATTTGGGACGCGAAGCCTTACCGTCCAGACGGAATTGTAGATGGTAAATCCTTACTTGAATTAGTCACTACACCCACCCTTACTGCTGATCATGACTACCCATTTCGAGGTTTACAAGGAAAGCTACACGGGATCAGGTATGGCGAACTTGTTACAATCACTGCAGGTTCTGGCATCGGAAAGTCATCCTTCTGTCGTGAACTTGCAACTAACCTTCTCAACAAAGGAGAACGAGTTGGATACTTGGCTCTTGAAGAATCTAACCGTCGCACAGCTCTCGGATTGATGTCCGCAGCGGTTGGTAAGTCACTACACATTGGAGAACATGAACGATCTGCCCTCACCGAAGCGTATCAAGCAACTCTTGCTAATTGGAATCTCTTTCTTTTCGATGGCTTTGGTTCTTTTGATCCTGATCTCATCTACAACCGAATTGAGTACCTGGCAACAGGTCTTGATACAAGGGTAATCTTCCTTGATCACCTCAGCATCCTGTTGAGTGGGCTTGATGGGGATGAACGTCGGATGATTGATACCACAATGACAAGGCTGCGTTCACTAGTTGAACGAACTGGTGTTGCAATGTTTCTAGTCTCTCATCTACGGAGAACATCTAGTGACCAAAACCATGAAGAGGGTGCACGCGTCACTCTGGGACAGCTGCGAGGAAGTGCAGCAATTGCACAATTGTCTGACGGAGTTATTGCGCTTGAACGAAACCAGCAGAGCGCATCTGGAGGAAGTGATACGACTGTGCGAGTCCTCAAGAATCGCTATTCAGGCGAGGTTGGCGTCGCGTGCAAACTGAGCTACGATCTGAACACCTGTAAATTCAAAGAGACTGAATCTGATGAAGACTTCAACCCAACGACCGATTTCTGATGGTACGCACTACGGATACATCTATCTCGGGGCAACGGTTAATAATGGTTTCGCGCTAGCACCTAATCGCCCTACACCTGAAGCAGTAGCTAAAGCACAATTTGTAGACAAGACTTATGTCTGGAAAGAAGCTGCTCCAAAGGCTCAACTTCCTTGAGCTACTGATCTTTATCACAAACCTATTTATTGTTGCAGGCGTAGTACGTCACTGGAATGACGCTTATCTTTGACTTAGAAACAAACGGTTTACTGCATGATGTTACCCGCATCCACTGTCTTGGTATCTATGATACAGAAACCGATCAAATCATTGTCTACAATGATGAAGGCTGTGGTGAACCTCTTACAAGAGGCATACAGCGTCTTGAAGACGCAAGCCTTATTGTGGGTCATAACATTATTAATTACGATATTCCTGTTATTCGTAAGCTCTATCCTTGGTTCCAAAACATGGGTGGGGTTCTTGATACTCTGGTTCTTAGTCGCGTTTGCCACGCTGATATACTGAAGACTGATCAGAAACGCAAGTGGAGGCACATGCCAGTGCAGTTGTATGGTCGTCACTCTCTTGAGTCCTATGGTTACCGCCTTAGTGAATACAAGGGAGAGTTTGGTAAGACTGCTGACTGGAAAGAATGGAGTCAAGAGATGCAGGATTACATGGTACAAGATGTTGTAGTCACAGTAAAATTATGGAAGCACTTTCAACCATTCCTGAATGGATCACGCTAGAGCATTGTGTTGCACAAATCCTCACCGAGCAGGAGATCTATGGTTGGTTCTTTGATGAACGCACTGCATGGGAACTTGAATCGTCTCTCCGACGAGAACTTGAAGACCTTAATCAAGTACTACGAAACCGGTACCCTTACGTTGCAGGAGCAGAGTTTACTCCTCGCCGACCTAACAAGACCCAAGGATACATCACAGGAGCTACTTTCACTAGACTGAAAGAGTTCAGCCCAACTAGTCGTGATCACATCGCTTGGGTCATGAAGACATACCATGGTTGGAAACCAGATAAGGTGACTGCTAGTGGCAAGACTGCCATTGATGAAGTTGTGCTCAAGGACATTGCCACAGAGGAAGCTCTGCAATTCTTCCGATGCCTTGAACTAACAAAACAACTGGGCATGTTATCTGAAGGTGTCAACGCATGGTTAAAGCTTGTCCGTAATCACCGCATCCATCATCATTGTTCAGTAGCAACTAACACCTTTAGGTGTGCTCATCGTAAACCAAACCTTGCACAAGTTCCATCAGATGAAGCATTTAGAAAATTATTTAAAGCGTCGCCAGGCCACGTTATGGTGGGAGCCGACCTTAGTGGTATTGAGTTGCGTATGCTTGCTCACTATCTCGCTCGGTATGATGGTGGGAGGTACGCGGACGTACTCCTTAACGGAGACATCCACCAAGAAAATGCTGACAAAATAGGCATTAGCCGTCGTTTAGTAAAGACCGTAACCTATGCCTTTTTGTACGGAGCTGGTGACAACAAGATCGGACTATCTTATGATGCACAACTATCGCCGCAAGCCGCTAAAAAGAAAGGGGCTGAGATACGTCAAGCTTACATGGATGCAATTCCAGGACTTGAGAAACTGGTTACTGCGGTTAAGTCCAA